ATAACCCCCCAACCGATTGTTGAGGACGCGCGCGATCCGCTGGAAGTTCTTTGGGAAGTCGTGAACGCGATTGCTGAACATGTTCGGAAGACACTCCCGCCTCCTGTTGGCGTCAGCAAGGACCAGTGGCGAGCTTTCCGCAAGCAGCGGAAGAAATCCCTGACTGACCGAGCCTACCTGATGATCTGCAACAAGCTCTCAGCCCTTGCCGACGCCGGATGGCCGCCTGGCGATATGATCGACCTCGCCATCGAGCGGGGATGGGAAACAGTTTTTGCACCGCGTCAGGACAACCGAAATGGACAATCTTCCAGCAACATCACCAGCCTACGAGGACATCGGCCCGACCCGGCCCTCGACCTCCTCCGCGCCGCGAGTGCCGCCGAAGATTGGGAAAGTCGTGGCGGAATTGGGCCTTCGCTACCGGCCATCGGTTCAGGCTGATCTTGAAGCCCATGCCGCAACTCTGGCGCTGCTGGCCCGCGACCTTGCCGACCTCGATCCGGCTCGGCTCCAGGCCGCCGCCGACCATTGGGCAAAGACCGAGAGGTTCATGCCGAGAGCAGCCGAGCTTCGCAGCCTCGTGTCCAAGATGGGAAACCGGACGAAAGCGGCTGAACTGGCCGTGGAGCGCGGCAACGCTCGTCTGGCTAGCGAAGGCAGGACAGACATTCGCTGGGCGCTTCGCGATGGTCGCTGCGTGATTGAATGGGCGGTGCAGCCCGTCCCAGGCGCCTCAAGCTAACCGGTGCGGGGGTGGGGATGAAGAACGAGAGGATTTCCGGTCGATCGCGCAAGCCCGGGCTGCCCGAGCTTACCCCGGTCGAGCGCCAAATCTACGAGATGTGCGTGAAGGCGGCAGAGGAAAACCGGGAACTGGACAGCACGGAGATCATGGCAACGCAGATCGGCGCCAACAGCTATTCGACGGTGCCGGGGATACTCAAGCGGCTCGAGCGCAAGGGCTGGATAAGCCGCTCGGTATTTCAGAAGGGCCGGCAGGTTTGCGTCACCGCGACCGGCCGTTGCACGGTTCCTCCTCGTGACCAGACCCCGCACTGGCGGCTGCTCTACGATCGCAGCAGAGATTCAACCCCGACGCTCCCCGGGCATACAGTCGCTCGAATGGTGCCGACGCTGATGACTTACCTCGACAGGATGATGAGGGAAGAGAACCTTACGCTTCAGAGCGCTCAACTGACGCTCATGGCCCGCGGCGCCCAACACCGTGACGAGGAGAAAGGCCAGTGATGATCCCCGTCGACAACAAGCTCCCGCAGCCGCCGAACGCCTCGTGGCATGACATCGCGGCGCAAGCAGTCCCCGTCGGAGAGCAGCTTGCCTTCACCGACAGCGGCAAGCAGTTCGTCTGGATCGGCGCGATTTCAGACGACGAGACCGCGCCGCCGTCACTGGCAGCGATCGGGATGATGGCGACCGCCAAAGCCCCGGCCTTCTGGTCGCATATCGCGGATCAGGCGTGACATGGCTAAGCGCGGACGAAAGCCAACGCCGGAAGCCGAGCGCAATCGCATTATCGCGCATGTGCTCGCCGAAACCGCAACAGGCCGGTTCATCTCGCGCATCCTTGCCGAAGACGAAGACATGCCCGGCCACACGACGTGGTGGAAATGGGTTTTCGAGGATGAAAAATTGTCGGAAAAAGTCGTGCAGGCGCGCGCGCATGGTGTCGAAGCCATGTTGGACGAGTGCGGCGAGATTGCCGACGACGGGACCAACGATTTCGTCAAGAAGCCGAAAAAGGACGAAGGCGACCCCGACGAGTACGCTTTCGACAAGGAGCATGTCCAGCGATCGAAGTTGCGGGTCGAGACCAGGATAAAGCTGGCCCAGATGCTCAAACCAAAGACCTATGGCCCCAAGCTCGACCTGACCTCTGGCGGCGACAAGATCGCGCTGTCGGCTGAGGTTGAGGCGGCGCGTCGGCGCGCTGCGGAAAGCGAATGAAGGTCGATCCGCGAATCGAGCTTGCCCGCGATATCGGCGCGATGGCGTTCGATCCGCTCCGTCACTGTCTCTATGCTTTCCCATGGGACACGCCGGGAACGCCGCTCGATGGCATCAAGGGGCCGCGACAATGGCAGGGCGACACCCTCGCCACCATCCGCAACCATCTGGCGAGCGAGCGCCGCTATGAGCCGCTGAGGATCGCGATTGCGTCCGGTCATGGCATCGGCAAGAGCAGCCTCGTCGGGATGCTGAGCAAATGGGCGCTCGATTGCTGGCCGGATTCCCGGGTGATGGTGACGGCCAACACCGAGCAGCAGCTTATCACCAAGACCTCGCCGGAGGTTGCCAAGTGGCACCGCATGGCGATCACGAGCGACTGGTTCTCAATCGCGACGATGAAGATCAGTTCGAAGGAAGCCGGGCATCAGGATAGCTGGCGGCTCGATTTCGTCACATGGTCGGCCAACAACACCGAAGCCTTCGCCGGTCTTCACAACATCGGCCGGCTGGTTCTCGTCATCACCGACGAAAGCTCGAGGATCGACGACAAGGTGTGGGAAGTCATCGAAGGCGCGCTGACCGACGAGAAGACGGTGCTGCTCTGGGTCGCGCTGGGCAATCCGACGCAGAACGATGGCCGCTTCCATTCCTGCTTCCACCGCTACCGGCATCTGTGGGTGACGAAGCAGATCGACAGCCGGACGGTCGAGGGAACCAACAAGGCCTATTTGCAGGAGATCATCGACACCTACGGCATCGACAGCGACATCGCCAAGGTGCGTGTGCTCGGGCAGTTCCCGTCCGCGTCCAGCCTCCAGTTCATCGGCTCCGGTCTCGTCCAGGCTGCCCGTGAGCGGGCGATTGCCGAGAGTGCGATCCTGCCCAGCGATCCGGTGATCTTCGGTCTCGACCACGCGCGGTTCGGCGACGACCAGAGCGTTCTGGCGATCCGGCAGGGACGGGATGCGCGATCGCGCGAATGGAAGCGCTGGCAGGGCGCGAACGCGATGCAGATCGCGGGCGATGTTAACGACATGATGCGCCGCTACCTTCCCGACGCGGTGTTCATCGACGCTGGCGGCCCGAATGCTGGCGGGGTGATCGACCGGCTAAGGCAGCTCAATCCAGAGTACCAGGCGATCTTCGAGGTCAATTTCGGGACATCGACGAAAGGGATGGACGCCCGCTGGAACGAGGAGGTCAGGGTCAGGGTCGCCAACAAGCGGGCTCAAATGTGGACGAACATGCGCGCCTGGATGGAGCGCGGAATCCTGCCGGACGCGCAGGACATCGAGGATGATCTTGCGGGCGTCGAATATAGCTACACCGCGGACAACGCGATCCTTCTCGAAAAGAAGGAGCACATGAAAGCGCGCGGGCTGTCGTCGCCGGACAATGGCGATGCGCTCGCACTGACGTTTGCCGAAGACGTGGCGCCGCGCCGGACGCCGGAATATCTCAATCCGGAGCATTACGGACGCGGGAAGGAATACGACCGCTATTCCGAGCTACCGGTCCACGAGCCGATGGGGAAAGACTATGACCGATACGCGGAGTGATATCGGCCTGACGGTCTAGCCCGCGATTCAACCTCAGCCTTCGCCCGCATAGCCACGGGGCATGTGCCTCATCCCCGCGCTCGTTGGAAAAGCAATCGGCGGCCGTACCGGCGCGATGATCGGCGGAGGCCTTAGTGGTGGCGTCCCCGGCGCGCTGCTTGGCTCCTTCCTGTCAAAGAAGTCCGCGCCGTCCGCACCGGCCACCCAGCCGGCGGCCACCACCACCACCGGGTACGGAGGCTGACGGTGTGCTTCGCTCCGAAGATCCCGGCCCCTCCCATGCCAGCCCAGTTCCAGGCGATGCAGGCGCCCAAGGATTTGACGCCCAATAAGGATGCGTCGCTCAATCGCCGTCGCGGTTTCTTCGCCAGCATCTTCACCGGGCCGCAGGGGATCACCGCCGCCCCGACCGTGACCGGTAGCGGTGGCGGCTTGACGGGTGGCTGACCTTTCGCTCAAGGAGCGCGCAATCCGCCGCCTCGAAGGGCTGAAGGACCAGCGCAAGTCATTCGAGGCCGACGCCAAGGAAATCGCCGCCTATGTCGCTCCGGCCCGTTCCCGCTTCCTCAGCGGCGACACCAACCGGGGTCGCAAGCGCAATACGCGGCTGAACAACAGCGCCGGAATCGTCGCCTTCCGCACCTTGCAGGGCGGAATGACGTCGGGCCTGTCGTCGCAATCCCGGCCGTGGTTCTCGCTGTCCACCTATGACGAGGGCCTGCTCGACAACGACCAGGTGAAGGTGTGGCTGAGCGAGGTCGAGACCCGGCTCTACAGCTTCCTCGCCAACACCAATTTCTACGGGGCGGTGAAGACCGGATATCTGGAGCTCGGATCGTTCGGGACCGAGGCCTGCGTGATGCTGGCTCACAACGATCTTGGCGCGGTCTGCCACCAGCTTACCTTCGGCGAATATTGGATCGGGCTGAACGAGGCGCAGCAACCCGGCTGCCTCTACCGCGAATGCGCGATGACCGCCTACCAGGTCGTCCAGATGTTCGGCGACCAGGCTCCCAAGCGGGCCAGGGATTATTACGACCGTGGGAATTACGAGGAGTCGATCTGCCTCTACCACGCGATCGAGGAGAACGACGAGCACGAACCCGGCAAGCTCGGTCCGAAAGGCAAGGCGTGGCGCTCGCTCTACTGGGACGCGAACGACGGGTCGAAGGACGGCGTCATCCAGCTCAACGGCACCGAGGAGCAGCCGTTCTGGGCGCCGCGGTGGGACACGACCGGGAACGATGCATGGGGACAGGGACCGGGCCATGACGCGCTTCCCGACCTGAGGGAATTGCAGCTTCAGACCAAGCGCAAGGCCGAAGCGACGGACATGCACATCTGGCCCGAGATCGTCGCCTCGTCCAAGATCAAGCTCAAGCGGCAACCGAAGAATGTCGTCAGTTCCTCGGAGGTCGATGTCGCCAAGGCCGTCACCGTTCCCTACGAGATTCCCTACGAAGCGATCGGCGCGATCCGCGAGGACATCAACGATCTCAGGCAGGCGATCAACCAGGCGACCTATGCCGACCTGTTCATGGCGATCACCAACATGGACGGCATCCAGCCGCGCAACATCGAGGAGATCGGGGCGCGCAACGAGGAGAAGCTGACGCAGCTCGGCCCCGTGATCGAGCGGGTGAACAACGAGAAGCTGCAGGTGGCGATCAACCGCGCGTTCGGGATCATGCAGCGCCTTGGACTGCTGCCGCCGGCCCCGGCGATCCTGAAGAATGCTCCCGACATCAAGATCGAGTTCGTCTCCATCCTGACGCAGATGCAGCGCATGGTCGGGCTTGGGCAGATCGAACGCAACGTCCAGTTCATCGGCGGCCTTAGCGGCGCCTATCCGAACGCGCGCTTCAAGCTCGATGTGAACGAGACAATCGACGAATATGCCAAGCGCGGCGGAATGCCCGCAAAGCTGATCCGGTCGACCGAGGACGCGCAGAAGGACGCCGACGCCGAAGCGCAGGCCGCGCAGGGCGCGCAAATGGCGGAGATGGCGGCCAAGCTCGGCAAGCCCGCCAAGGACATGACCGACGCCGCGACACTGGCGGCCAATCTCCCGGTCGCCGCGACCCCGCCGGTCGAGGGCCTGGTGCAGTGAGCAGGTATTTTGCCCGCCCGCGCGCCGCCCCTGACGGCGATTGGAACGATCCGCTACTACCGCATCTGAGCGTGAGCGAACACCGGCCCGTTGACACGGGTCTTTGCGATCATCGCGGCGATCCGATCTGGCGCGCGCCAAACCATGTCGGCTTTCACCGTCCGGGTCTCAAATGACCCGCGAGGAACGTGAGAAGACGCAGCGCGACGACCTGATGCTGCTGCTCCAGCGGCCAGAGTTCATCAGATTTTTGTGGCGCGTGATTCAACTTGCCCGCATTTTCGACCGCACAACCGATGGGTCCGAAGGGCGCATCCTCGCATTCGATGAGGGGCGCAGGAACCTGGGGTTGGAAATCCTCGAGATGGTCGAAGCGGGCCAGCCCGTATCGCATCCTGAAGGCCAGCCGATTTTGACGCTGCTCCAGGCCCTTCGCGAGGAAGCAATCCAACAGCCCCAGGAGAAGAAGAATGACGGACCAGGCAAGCACGACAGATACCACGACATCGACGGCGACGGCGAGTGATGCGGCCGTTGCCGGTGAAGCCACCGACGCCAAGACCGTCGATGCGACCGTCGCGGCTGAAACAACTGCTGCGGCAGACGCGGCTGGAGAAGCCGACGATTCCACCGTGCTCGGATCGGCCACGACCGAGGCCGGAGCCGGAGACGATGAAGGCGCAAAAACTTCGGACGCGGAGAGCGGGAAGACCGATGACCCGGGCGCTGCTGACACTGTGCCGGAAACCTACGAGCTGAAGGTCACGGCGAAGGACGCCGAGGGCAAGGACATCGACGTCGAGATCGACACGGAGCTTCTCAGCGAAGCGACCCCGATCCTCAAGGAGGTGGGCCTGACCAACGAGCAGGCCAACAAGCTGGCCCCGCTGATCGTCAAGGCACAGGAGCGCGCGTTCGCCAAGCAGGCGGACGAGTTCGCGGTGATCCGCGCCGACTGGGCGAAGGAAGCGCAGGCCGACCCCGAGATCGGCGGCAAGAACTGGGAAGCGACGAAGAACAATGCCGCCAAGGCGCTCGATCATTTCGTCGGCCCGTCGAAGAAGGACGACGCGGGCCGCGAGACCAACGAGTTCCGGGCGCTCCTGAACGACAGTGGGATCGGCAACCGCAAGGAGTTGATCCGCGCCTTCAGCAAGATCGGCGAGGCGATTGCCGAGGATGGAACATTCGCACGGTCGGAAGAGAAGGCCGTGTCCAAGAAGTCCCGGGAAGAGGAGCTTTATCCCGACGACGTACCGAAGAAGTGAGCAACCGGACTCCCACGCCGTGAGGCGTCGTGTCCCTTAGATGGAGTTTTTTAGATGGCTACCATTGGCAATAGCTACCTCAGCCTGATCGACATGTTCAGGAATGGTGGCGACACTGCGATCGCTGATGTTGCCGAGGTCCTGAACCGCCTGTCGCCGGTCGTTCGCAATGCGTTCACCGTCGAGGCGAACAAGGGCACCCAGCACCAGCATTCGATCCGCACCGGCCTTCCCGCTGTAACGTGGGGCCGGCTCTACCAGGGCATCCCGCAGTCCAAGTCGACCCGTGCCAACGTCATCGACACGACCGGCTTCGTCGAGGGCCTGTCGACGGTGGACACGCGGCTCCTGGAGATTTCGCCCAACCCGGCTGCGACCCGCATGTCGGAGGCGGAAGCCTTCCTGCAGAGCCTCAACCAGGAGGTCGAGACCCAGTTCTTCTACGGCGACGTTGCGACCTCCCCGGAGAAGATCAAGGGCCTGGCCGCGCGCTACAACGCGAGTGGCGGCGGAGGCGCCGGAAACCAGATCGTCAAGGCTGGCGGCGCGGGTTCCGACAACACATCGGTCTTCTTCGTCACCTGGAGCGAGAACGCCACGCACCTCATCTACCCGAAGGGGACGAAGGCGGGCATCGACCGCCAGGACAAGGGCGAGCAGCGTGTCTATGACGCGAACAACAATCCCTACTATGTGAAGGAAGAGCTGTTCCGCTGGCACGTCGGCGTGGCCGTCCGCGACTGGCGCTACAACGCGCGCATCGCCAACATCGACGTCTCCGACCTGCAGGCCGGGACCGTCGACATCTACAAGTACATGCGCTCGGCTTTGTACAAGCTGCAGGGCGTGTACGCGACGGCGATGAAGGACGGCTCGGGCAATCTCAACGAGAACGCCTCCGTCGAAGGCCGCACGGTAATCTACATGAACCGCACGGTCCTTGAGGCCCTGGACGCCGCTGGCACCAATGCGTCGAACGGCGCGCTGATGCTCCGGCCGATGGAGCTCGAGGGGCGCATGGTCCAGTCCTATCGCGGGATCCCGATCGAAGTCAGCGATGCGATCCTGAACACGGAAAGCGTCGTCAGCTAATCGTCTGGCTCAAAGGAGTAGAAACAATGATTGTCGACAACACTCTGGTCTTCAGCGACAGCCAGGCGATCACGGCCACGGCGGCTTCGACCAACATCATCGACGTGGGCGCGGCCGGAACCGCGTTCGGCGCCGCCGCGGCTCTTGCTCGCGACATCGGCAAGGGGACGGAAATTCCGCTCTACCTGTCGGTCTCTCAGGCATTCAACAACCTGACCTCGCTCAAGGTCTCGTTCCAGAGCGACGACGACTCCGCGTTCGGCACCGCCAACAATGTCGTGGCCGAACGCACCTACGCGCTGGCGGAACTGACGCTGGGAGCGCGCCTGCCGTTCCCCGCGGAAATCCCGGAAGGCTCGGCCGGTCGTTACCTCAGGCTCAACTACACCGTCACCGGCACCGCGCCGACCACCGGCAAAATCTTCGCCAGTGTCGTCGCCGGCCGCCAGAACAACCCGTAAGGAGTAAGGCGATATGGCCGACAGCAAAGGGGCTAATCTGACCGGAGCGGGAACGCATCGCGCAACGCAGCGCGGCTATGCGATCGATCCCGAAACCCACGCCGGAGTCCTCGTCGATGAAGGCGAGCCTGTCCCCGCTAACATCCCCGTTTCCAAGGAATGGATGGAAGCGGTGAAGAAGGGCAAGGACGACTAAGGCAATCGCCGCCTCCAGCGGCAGCCAAAGATGGGCGGGGCAGTTTGTTTCCTCCGGCAGGCAGTCCCGCCCATCCGTGCGATTCAAGGTCGGCGAGCGCTGACCTAGCGCTTTCCCAATGGCCGACAAGCCTCCTGCCCCGATCTATCGCGCTCAGGGCAACAGCCTGTTCCGCACCGATGCGGGCGATACCGTCACCAAGCGCGGGCAGGACGTTCCCTATAACATCAACGGCGCTCCGACCGGCGCCGAGGTTGCCGACGGCGACTATGGCGACATCACCGTAGCCTCGGGCGTGTGGACCATCGACCCGCATGTGGTCGGCTTTTCCAAGATGGTGGCCGCGAGCGCGGCGGGGATCGTCGGGGCGACTGTCGCCGGTGATTTCGCGCAACTTACCCCGGCGCAAGCGAAGACTGTTCTCGCGATCACGGCTTCGGACATCTCCGGCCTCGGCTATTTCGCGACCGGGACCGACGCGGCCAACCTGACCGGGACGGTGGCGGCGGCAAGATTCCCGGCCCTGACCGGCGATGTGACGACCGCGGCCGGGACGGTCGCGACCGCGATTGCGGCAGGGGCGGTGACGCTGCCCAAGATGGCGAACGTCGCCACCGCGACCGTCTTCTACCGCAAGACCGCAGGCACCGGTTCGCCGGAAGTCCAGACCCTTGCAACGCTGAAGGCCGACCTTGGCCTGACCGGAACCAATTCGGGCGACCAGACGATCACCCTGACCGGGCCTGTCACCGGCTCGGGAACGGGATCGTTCGCGACCACCATCGCCGCCAATGTCGTCGCCAATACCAATCTTGCCCAGATCGCGACCGCGACCTTCAAGGGGCGAACCAGCGCCGGAACCGGCAATGTCGAGGATTTGACGGCAACGCAGGCGACCGCGCTTCTCAATTCGTTCACCAGCCTCCTCAAGGGGCTTGTCCCCGCGTCCGGCGGGGGCACCGCCAACTTCCTTCGCGCCGACGCGACATGGGCGGCTCCGGCGACGGGAGCGGCGGGCTCGGACCGGCAGGTGCAGTTCAACAATGCCGGTGCTCTAGCCGGGGCTGGCTCAATCGACATCGACGCCGACGGGAACCTGAGGGCCGATTATGCGGCCAGCGTCACCACACCCGGAGCCGATCAGATCACGTCCGTTCCGCAGCGCATCGCCGCGTCAGGCGGAACCGTGCTTCCGCGCTTCGTCGGCGAGGACGGGATCAAGACGACGATGCAGGCCCACATCGGCCGCAACTCGGTCGTCTGGGGTCAGGCATTGGGCGGCTTTGCTGGCAACATCACCCTCAACGGCGCGTCCAGCCTCGGCAATGTCGGGACCGCGACGGCGCGCAATGTCGCCACCACCAATCGGCTGACCCGGGCAAAGCGGGTCGGCTATGTCAGCGCTTCGACCGCAGGGAATGCCGGGGCGCTGGAAAACAACGGGACCGGCAACACCCAGTGGACGGTCGGCGGCGCCTCCGGAGCCGGATTCCTCGCCGTCTTCCGCTGGGGATGCAGCGATGCGGCCACGGTCGCGGGAGCGCACATGTTCGTGGGCATGCGGTCCTCCACCGCCGATCCGTCGCGCACGGTCAGCCCGGCCACGCTCACCAACCAGATCGGGGTCGCACAACTGAACGGGGGCGCCAACCTCAACATCGTCTATGGTGGCTCGGCCGCGCAGACCGCGATCGACCTTGGCGCAAGTTTCCCCGCCGCCGATACCACCGCGCTCTATGAACTGATCCTCTACGCCCGTCCCGACGATGCGACCAAGGTCGCTTACCGGGTGGAGAATATCGGCACCGGTGCCGTGGCTTCCGGCGTCCTGACCGGCGTGGCCGGGACGGCTTTACCGGCCAACACCACCTTGCTGGGGCCGATGTTTTGGCGCTCGAACAACGCCACGGCTCTGGCGGTCGGGATCGACATTGCCAGCCTCTATATCGCGAGCGACATCTAAAGCCGCGATTCAAGGCTGCCCGGCGTCCGCATAGGCCAAGACCATGCGCGCTTTCTCCCAGCTCGGCATTTTCAACCAGGCTGTCGCGATGCTGCCCGCGACTCCCATCGCGTCTCCGGACGAGAACAGCCTTGAGGCGAGAGAGTGCCGCCGCCTCTATCCCGAAGTCGTCGCCGACATGCTGGAGGGGCCGCACGACTGGTCGTTCGCCAATCAGCGGGTGTTGCTTGCGGCTCTCGTCACCAACGATCGCTCCGATAGCTGGCTCTACGCCTATGCGCTGCCGTCGAACCTCGGCAATCCGGTCCGCGTCCTTCCCGATCTGAGCAGTCTTGGCCTGTTGCTTCCGGTCCCGCTTCCCGGCCAGCCCTATGGCGAGGTCTGGGTCAGCGCGATCCAGCGGCTGGAAATGCCCTACGAGATCGAAGGGCAGACGCTTTACACCAACACCTCCGCAGCCACGCTCGAATATACGATCAACGACGTTGCCGGAGTGCCGATCACGCAACTGGCGATCACAGCGCTAGCCACCGATCTCGCGGCACGGGTTTGCGTCCCTGTCAAGAAGGACAGCCAGCGCGAGTCCGTCCTTCTCCAGAAAGCGGAACTGGCATGGCAGCGGGCCATTGCGGACGACCGCAACCGCCAGCCCGAGAGCTACGCCGACTTCCTCCCCGAGACCATCGCCGCCCGTCACGGAATGACCTGCTGATGGCCTATCGCACCGCTGCGACCAACTTCACCAAAGGCCAGATCAGCCCGGAAGCCGAGGCGCGGTTCGACCTGCCGATCTACAATGCCGCCGTCAGGACCGCCACCAACGTCAAGGTGCAGCGCACCGGCGGCCTGAAGAAGCGGATGGGGACGCGGTTCGTCGCCGAGGCGCTGTCCCCGTCCTCGCGCCTGATCCCGTTCCAGTTCAGCGACGACCAGGCCTATGCGCTCGAGTTCGCGCAAGCCCAGATGCGCCCCTTCGCGCTTGGCGGGGCAGTGCTCGAAACCGGCCTCAAGGTGACGGCGATCACCAAGGCGGCAAACGCAAAGATCACGGCCGCCTTCCACGGCTACAGCGTCGGCGATCCGGTCTATCTCAACGACATTCTCGGCATGGTCGAGATCAACGACCGCTTCCTCACCGTCCAGTCCGTGGTCGACGCCAACAATTTCACCGTCAACTTCGACAGCACGAACGCCTCTACGTTCACGGGCGATACCGGCGGCGTGGTCAACAGTGCGCCTCCGCCGCCTCCGCCGCCGCCACCGAGCGTCCCGCCGCCAACCACCGATCCGGCCCCGCCGACGGTGGGCGGAAGCTCGGGAGGGAGCTATTCGGGCGGCGGCAGCACCGCGTCCGACCCGAGCGACGGGATCTGGAGCGGCGTCGGCACCGACATTCCCTGATGCCGGTCTATCGCGTCTATCAGGCGGCAACGCCGTTCAACGCCTCCGAACTGCCGGAGATGGACTACGAGCAGACGGCCGACGTCATCTATCTCGCTCACCAGAACCATCTGCCGTGCAAGGTCATTCGCCACTCGCACACCGATTGGGAGTTCGCCGACGTCACCTTCGGCCCGGTGATTCCGGCTCCCGCCGGCGCCTCTGCTTCGGCGACGACCGCCAACACCGATTCCGCCAACAGCGGAAACGCCTATTTCCCGCAGCCCGCCTCCTACCAGGTCACGGCCTATAACGAGGACACCGGGCAGGAGAGTCGCCCGACCGCTTCCGTCACCGTCACCAACGATCTCGCGCTCAAGCGCAATTACAATTCGATCAGCTGGGGCGCGGTTACGGGCGCGACCCATTACCGCATCTACAAGAGCGAGAACGAGCAGGGCTTCGGCAATATCGGCATCACCGACCAGCTTACCTTCCGGGACGACAATATCGGTCCCGACCTGTCGTTCGGGCCGCCGGTCGGGGACAATCCGTTCGCCAACGCCGGGGATCGCCCGTCGGCAATCACCTTCCACGAACAGCGCTCCTACTGGGCGCGGACCCTGAACCGCCCCAACGGCATCTGGGCATCGAAGTCGGCCGATTTCGAGAACATGGATTTTTCGCGTCCCGGACGGGAGGACGACAGCATCGAAGTCGCCCTCGTCGCCAACAAGGTCAATTCGGTCAATGCGATGGCTTCGACCGAGCAGGGGCTTCTTGCCCTGACCAGCAACAACATCTTCGCCGTGCAGGGGTCGAACGAGGATTACATCACCGCGACACCGCCGCCGCGGATCAGGCCCAGGGTCCGGCGCGGCGCCTCCCGGTTGAAGCCGATCCTGATCGACAACGTGGTTTTCTACGAGACGGGCAAGACCGGTGAGGTCAGGACCATCGGCTACGACTTCGAGCTCGACGGGCTGAAGACCGATGATGTCAGCATCTTCTCCCGCGACATGTTCCAGGACTTCTCCATCGTCGCATGGGCGTTCGCGGAAAAGCCCGCTTCGGCGATCTGGGTGGTCAGGAGCGACGGCAATCTGCTGTGCCTGACATGGGACCAGGCGCAACAGGTCTGGGGCTGGACGATGTGCGAGACCGACGGGCTGTTCAAGGGCGTCTCGGTCATTACCGAACAGGGCGAGGATCGCGTCTATTTCGTCATCGAGAGGACCATCAACGGGGTCTCGAAAACCTACATCGAACGCATGGCGGCGGAATTGTGGAACGACCAGGCCGACGCCTGCTTCCTCGATTGCGCGAGGACCTTCACCTCGACCGGCTACGTCAACGTGTTCAACCGGCTCGACCATCTCGAAGGCGAGACCGTGGTGGCGTGGGTGGACGGGTCCGCCGTGACGACCGATCCTTCCGGCGATCCGCTCGTGGTCACGAATGGTTCGGTCACGCTCGCGATCGGCGGCAAGAAGGTGACGATCGGGCTTTTGTTCACCGCCGAGGTCGAGACGCTTCCGCTCGCGATGCAGACGCCGCAGGGCTGGATCAAGGCCCGCCCGGGGCAGGCGGGACGCGCCTTCGTCTCCGTGATTGAAAGCCGCAACGTGACGGCGGGCGTGAGCGAGACCCAGCTATTCCCGATCAAGCAGCGGGACCTGGAGGATTATGGCGATCCGATCAGCCTGTTTACCGGCGATCTGGAAATCCCGCTTGGCGGGTCGAGCGGCAACGAGATCACGGTCACCATCCGCTCGGAAGACCCGACGCCGCTGCATGTCGCCGGGATTCTGGTGGAACCCGAGTTCGGCAATCTGTGAGGGCGCTCCTCGTTCCGGCGAGCCTTGTTCACGTCGGCCCGCTCGCGCACCGGATGCGAGAGCATGATCGCCGTGAGTGCGAAGCGTTCGGCCGCAGCCCGAAGAACGCGCTCAGGATTAGCCTGAGGACAAGCTTTCACGCCTTGACCGCGACCGACGAGCAGGGAGCGGTGCTGGCGATGTTCGGGGTAATGGCGATGGACATTCTCGGGCGCACCGGTTCGCCGTGGTTTTTAGGCACCGACCGGGTGTTCGATTATGCCCGCGACCTGATGGAGCGAGGACCGAGGATCATCGCCTGGTGGCAGCAGGATTTCGACGTGATGGAGAACATCGTCTCGGTCGAAAATCGCAAGGCCATTCGCCTGCTCGAGAAATGGGGCGCGCAAATCGGGACGAGGACGCAGGTGCATGGCGGGGTCGAGTTCGTGCCGTTCAGCTTCAGTGCGGCGATTCAAGAGAGTCGGGCCGCCGCATAGCAGGAGCATATGCGCCAGCCTTCCCGGAGTGCCTGAACCGTGTGTCTGCCTTTGGCCGCCGCCGCCGCTGTCGCCGCCAGCGCCGTTTCAGCGGCCGGCGCGCTGCAGGCTGGCGCGTCCGCCAACGCCCAGGCCCAGTATGAGAGCCAGGTCGCGCAGCGCAACGCGGCAATGTCGGTCCAGGCTTATCAGGATTACCGGGGGCAAGTGGCTCCGGGCGAGCGCCGGGATTTCTGGAACAAGGTCGGCCAGATCAAGGGGCAGGACATCGCGGCGATGGCCGCCAACGGGATCGACGTCGATGTCGGCTCTGCCGGTCGGGTGCAGCAGGACACGCAGACGGCGGCCAATCAGGACTTCTCCAACCTTACCGCCAACCAGGAGCAGAAGCAGAAAGGCTATCTGATCGACGCCTCCAACTTCACCTCCGACGCGGCCGCGGCCCGGGCGCGCGGAAGCCAGGCTGTCACTGCCTCCTACTTCGGGGCGGCGTCTTCGATCCTTGGCGGGATTTCGCAGGCGGGCGGCATGAAAGCCAAGATGGGCGGCGGGTAAATGGCGAGGGTGCAGATATTCGAGGGCGGCGATATCCCGCGCGACGCTCCGAACGTCGTTCCGCTTCGCGCGGCCCAGTTCGATACCGGCGCGATCGGCCAAGGCATGGAACAGCTCGGCAATGCCGGGCAGGAAGCGGCCGGAGTCCTCGACCGGATCAACGCGGCTCACGATGAATCGGCGGCCAAGGAGGCGGCCAACGCGGTCGCGCAGCATTTTACCGAGATCGGCTACACCGGCGCCAATCCCTATTTCGACACGCAGGGCAAGGATGCGCTCGACCTGAGGCCCACGGTCGACAAGAGCCTCGACAGCTTCATCCAGCAATCGCGGGCCGGGCTGACCAACGGCCGCCAGCAAACCCTGTTCGACGACGCGATCACGCCCCAGCGCCTGCAATGGGGCCAGTCGATAGCCGCTCACGCGCTGAAGGAAACCCGCACCTACGCGATCGGCGAATCGAAGGCCCGGCAAGGCGTGACCGGAGAGCTCGGGCGCCTGTCCTATTTCGACGATCCGAACGAAGGCGAAAAGCAACTCGACACGCAGGCAGCGGAGATCGAGGCGCAAGGCCATTTGGAAGGTTGGGGCGACGACCAGATTCATGCCGCCCAGCTGACCGCGCGCTCCGGGGCGTACAAGGACATCGGCGGCCAGCTTGCGCTCTCCAGCGGACAAACCGGCGTCGATCTCGCACGGCAGTTCGTCGAGCAGCACAAGGGGTCGATGCTGAGCGACGACCGCGATGCCGTGCTGGCGCGCGCGACGGTTCAGGAAAACGCGATCCAGGCCGAACAGCGGCGCGCCGAAGCCGAGGCAAGGCGGCAGGCAAGCGAGGACAAGCGCGACGCAAGGGATCGTGTGGCAAGCGCGATGGGACGCATCGACGAGGGCGTTCCGCTGTCGCCGGATGAATATGCGTCCGTCATTGCCGATGCGAAGGCGACCGAAGACCCCAACCTCATCAAGCGGGTGCAGGACGGCCAGTTCAAGAACAGCCTTTCGATCCAGTACCGGACGGCGACCCCGCCCCAGCTTCAGGATCGCGTCAACCAGTTGTCGGCGGACATCGCCAAGGCGGGGCAAAACGCCGACCCGCATGAGATCATCGAGCGCGACCATTTGCAGCAGATGTTCAACCAGTCGAGTTCGCAGCTCAACGCGGACCCGCTTGGCTGGCTTGCAAGGACGCAGGGCGTTCCGGTCCAGCAACTCAATCTCGACGATGACAACAGCGTTCAGGCGCGTGTCGCCGCCGCGGTGAAGATCCCGGCGATGACCGGCCACGCCCCGGCGGTGTTCACACCAAGCGAGGTCTCCGCCTTGTCGCCGCAATGGAGCTCCGGCAACGCGGCGCAGAAGATCAATCTCGTCACTCGGCTGGCGCGGTTCGGCCCGCTGGCGACCGTTGCCGCCCAGCAGATCGCACCCAACGACAACGGCCTTGTCCATCTTGTCAGCCTTGCCTCGCACTCCAACAAGGCGGCTGGCCTCGCTTATGTGACGAAGGCGCTTCAGGGCTACGATGCGATCAAGACCGAAGGACAGATCGTCGGCAAGCTCGCGACCCAGTCCCAGTTCAATACCTTCGTCGGCTCCGCGCTCCAGTTCATGCCGGGCGCGAGGGACGGCGTGTTCACGGTAGCCAAGGCGATGCTGGCCCAGGACGCGGCGGAGCACGGATGGAAGGACGAGACCGACGCCGGGGACAAGGCATGGTATCGGGCGATCAATTCCGCGCTCGGAGCCTATGGGCGGGGCGACGGTATCCAGTTGGGCGGGTTGGCCGGGTTCAACGGCGCTCAGACGGTGCTGCCGGAGAACATGGGGCTGGACGAGTTCGAGGGCCGGATTTCCCGGGCCAGCGGACCCCAGTTCGCCGCCGCCTCCAACGGTGTCCCCGTCACCGGCAATGGGACGGTGCTGAGGGCCGGAGACCTGAAGAAAATGCACTACGTCCCGGTCGACGATGGAATCTATCGTCTCGAATCGGGCGGCTCGTTCGTCCACACGAAGAACGGCGATCCGTTCCAGCTCGACGTAAGGAAGCTCGGCGGAGCCGGAAGGTGAGCGTCCTCGGCCAGATGTCCTTGACGGACAAGGGCGCTCCGCCGCTCCTGCCCAACCTTGCCGACCCGCCGGATTCAACCGGCTTCTTCAGCAATCTTTCCGCCGGCTTCACCCAGGCCAAGGCAGGACCGCACTCGACCCAGAACGCGAAAGCGATCTACGAAAGCCGCTATTACGACCAGATCATCCAGGCGTTGAACGCGCAAGGCGAGAGCGCGACCGAGATGGTGCCGGTCCCGGTCCTTGCGACAAGCCCGTTCTATCACCCGCAGCCCGGCGACCAGGTTCTTCCCAACGGGCACGTTCTAACCCCGGTCAAGCGGCCGTTCGCCAATCCGTTCAGCGAAAGCCCGTCGCTGACCCGCGACGTCAACCCGGTCGCCAACTTCTACCTTGGCGGAGACGGTAACGAGATCAGTCAGATATGGGGTGCGGTGCAGAAGGTCCGGTTGAGCAAGCCGGACTTCCTCAAGGAGTTCAAGGACCAGCAGGCAATCGAGGCCCTGGCGAAACAGCAGCGCCAGTCCGACCTCATTACCTCCGACGCCGTGACGAGCCGGGCTACCACCCTCGGCAAAATCGGCGGTTTCATCGGCGGCATGGCGGGAAGCCTTGCATCGCTCGACCCGGAGAACGCCGTCGGCGGTTTTGCAAGCCCCGTCGAACGAGCGGCAGGGACGAGCGTCGCCAGGCAGATCGTCCGATCGTCTGCACATGGGGCGACCGCCAACGCGGCGGCCGGGCTGGTTGCGATCCCCGCACAGGAGGTCGACGCCGAATCTCTGGGACAGGCTCCGATGACCGCCGGGGAAATGGCAACCCATGTCGGGCAGAACGCGCTTGCAGGAGCAATCCTCGGCAGCGCGCATGTCGCCATTCCCGCCACCGTCAAGGCCGCGCCGGAAGCAATCGCCAACGCTGCCGCGACAGTCGGAGCGAAGCTGCCAGACACCGTTCGCGATCCGATCGTCGCCGCGTCGATCAGGGCTGGAACGGTCAAGGACCGCAACCTTCTTTACGAGTTCCAGCGCGCCCACGCCCCTTATTCGGCGGTGGACACGTCGACCCCAACCGAGCGCGCCGCCGCGCATGTCATGACGAACGACGTCGAGACGCAGGAGCAATCGCCGCTCCAGCCCGAACATTCGGCGGACAACAGCCAGCGGCTTACGGCCATCGCCAATTCACTCGGGGTCGATCTTCCCCCGGTTGCCCCGCCGACATCGGCTCCGGTCCAGATGCCGACGGTACGCGACCAATCCACCGCATCGGCGGCCCCGCGCAAGCCCGCTGGCTTTGCCGACGCAATCGCCGGCGCCGAAGGATCGACCCGCAATCCCCGCTCAACCGCCGACGGTTACGGCAATTTCATCGACAGCACATGGCTTTCGGTCGCTCCCAAGGTTACGGACACGACCGGCCTCTCGCGGGACCAAATCCTCCAGCTTCGCCACGACAAGACGATAGCCGCCGCGGCAACCAATTATTACGCCGCGCAAAACAGCCGCTACCTTCGAATCCGTGGCCTTGAGGACAGCCCGGGAAACTTGAGCCTCGCCCACTTTCTCGGTCCCGCCGATGCGGCAAGGGTGCTTCAGGCCGATCCCCGGACTCCGATCGAGAGCATCCTTTCGCCCAAGGTCGTCAGCAAGAACCATGAAGTTCTCGAAGGCAAGTCCGCGTCCGAGGTCGTCGCATGGGCGAACAAGCGGATCGGCGCCGCAGTCGACCAGCCTCCGGCCCGTCCCGATGCGGTCGATGCGGAGGGCTTCGATTACACCTCACCGGTTCCCTACACGGTGGAGATGCTTCGCCCCGACGAGGTTCA